TTTCGTACTACAGCAACATCTATGTCGTGAAGGATCCTGCTAATCCTCAGAATGAGGGTAAGGTTTTCCTCTTCAAGTTTGGTAAGAAGATCTTTGATAAGATTATGGATGTGATGCAACCTGAGTTTGAAGATGAAACTCCTATCAATCCCTTTGACTTCTGGAGTGGTGCCAATTTCAAACTGAAACTTCAGAAGAAGGATGGTTACTGGAACTATGATAAGTCTGAGTTTGATCGTCCCAGTCCTCTTCTGGATGATGATGATGCACTGGAAGCAATCTGGAAGAAACAGTATTCATTGGATGCAGTGATTGCTCCAGATCAGTTCAAGTCCTATGATCAGTTGAAGGTTCGGTTGAACCAAGTCCTAGGTAAGAACTCCAGTCGTAAGTCTTCTGTTGAAGAAGAAACTGAATATGATGAGTATGCAAAGACTGAAAGTCAAAAAGTAAGTGATGAAGAAGTCATCCAGAAACTTGAAAAGTCCTGGGCTGAGTCTAAGAATGTTGATACTTCAACTGATGATGATGGTGATGACCCAATGCAATATTTCAAAAAACTGGCAGACTTTTAATTAAACAGTCTGATGTTCTCACCCCTTACCAAAGTGGGTGAGACATACTGACCAGAACCTTTCTTATATGGCATTACATCTTCCAGTTCATCAATCACCAGTGAAACATATTGGGTCTTGAGAACAAAAATATTTCTTCTTTCTTCTTGTTTTTTGTTTTCATAATCCAGATTAGTGACAGCTACAGTGAAGTTTGATACTGTGACTTGGGTACCTTCATCAAGATAAGTGAAACTAAAATTACTAGGTACTTCTTTACCGGCAGGGAATACAACCCTGCCTTTTTTGTCTTTAACTTCAGTAGTCACATAGTTGCGAACTTCATACATCTTTTCATAAGATCCATACTTTCTTAATAAGTATTTGTCAAATGCTTCATCAGACAATGGCCATTCATTGGCTGGGTTGATAGTATTATTACACAATAAGACTAACCAATCTAGGTTGGGATCATCATAGATTTTATTTGCAACCATATCAGGTCTTTCATCACCTACCACTTTGTACTTAGTGAAGAATGCAAGGTTTTCAAATATCGCAGGATTTAATCTAGCCCTTCTGAATAGGTTCTTTGTTTCTGTATAGTCTGAGATGTTCTTTTCATCTTTAATGCGACTAACATAATCAAAGTTAGGAATGTATCTAAAATACTTGTCTGCCATTTTTAGTACCCCATATTGGCCTTAGCTTCTTCGTCTTCTTGGTCTTTTTTGTATATTGGTTCTAGTTCATTGAATGTCATTGACAAGTTATATTGTGTCATAGAACCACCTTCATAGGTCATATAATCATTTGCTGGATTATAAGTTACACTGAAATTAGTTAAGGCACAGGGTTTAAATAAATTCAAATATGGATGTTGTCCTTCATTATTATCACCATAGATGTATTCCAACTGGAAGATGTTAGGTGTGTATAAGAACAAATCACTTGATGATTGTCTGACTGCCATATTTATTTTAAAGAACTTAATCATATCCCTAACAATGTTCGCTTCCTTTTCTGTTCTTGGTATAAGTGGGAAGTTAAATGCAAATGATCTAAGTTTAGGACCAGTGAATAGAAGTTCAAGGTTTGGATTGATGACTTGTCCTGTTGCCCTTGCTACAATGTTTGCACCAACAGCTTGACCAGCAAAGTACGCTTTAATTTGATTTTCTACTGCAGGGTTATCTTTTATCCTTTCTAATAGACCTTGAACAGATGAACCCAAAGACCCAACGGCACCACTAAAGCCTCGAAGTAGGTTACCACTGGCCAATCCTTCTCCTAAATTACCAATAGCACCATATGCACCACTAGCCAATGCTCCTGTGAATGCATTTAAACTATCTTCACCCCAACCAACAGAATTAGATTCTGATACCCCACTTTGCATGGGAAGATATACTGTACCTTGTGGATCTTTTTTTCTATCTATGGGTCCACCACTAGTCAAAGGTAGGTTTGATAAAAATGCTTCAGTTAATTTACCATCTAATCTAGGCTGATAGGTATAGGCACTTATCTTAATATAATCATATCCATATTCTGTAAGTTCTGCTTCTGGAAATCTATATATTTTAACTTCTGACTGCGATGTATTGGTTGTATTGTTTGATGTTCCTGTAGCAAGAATGGGATCACCAAGAAATCTCAAACCAGGATCAAATCCAGTCAGACCAGAAGGATCAAAATTTATTGTGGGATCTATGTATTGATTTGCCCCTTCATATAGACTTACATCAGTAACACCAGAAGTATTTGGTGAAGATTGTGTTCCAAATATAGGAGCTGTACTGGCGTTTCCAAACTCATCATTTACTTTTCCAGAGACAGGGTTTATGACACCAGGTATCTTTACAAAACCTTGGAAAGTGATTTGACTCTGATTGGCATCAATTAGTGAAGAATAATTTGCATTATCATTTAGTATATCTGCTCTAACCTTATTGAATTGTCTTGTACCACCATTGAAAAAAGTTTGTGATACTTCACTTGTACTAAGTTTTACTTCTTTATTTGCATTATAAAGATTTGTAAAAAGACCATCATTAACAATGGACCAATTGGGTCCATCAGCAAATGCTAATACATTTGTGGAATTATATTGTAAAACTTCAACAACGCCAGATTTTGTGTCTGTAACTACATCAACCTTCAGGCCGTTCCAGATGTCAGTTCTTTTTATCTTAGCCATCAGATCAATGAAGTCCTTATTATTATTTAGTGATGAATTTTTGATAAGGTATTGACCTAAGGTCAGTAAGTTCCATAGGATACACTACATGCAATAGTCCTTGAACTTCTTGCCAAGTATAGTTATGAAACCCAGGCCAATGATAATTCAGACCAGTGAAACCCCAACGATAAATGGAAGTACAAGCTATCAAAGGGTGTTGATCATATTGTAATTCTGGTGTCTTAGCAGTGTAGATGAATGTATAATACTTACCAATGGTAGGAATGATTTCAGTTTCAGGAAGAAGTTCAAGTATTTCAATCATCATATCTTCTTCATCAACCATTGAAGCAATTCTATCTAACTGCTTATCAATTCTATTTGTTCTTCTTTTTCGATACCTTTCTAGTTCTTGGTCTTCCATAGGGTTTGATACCTAATTCGTTTTCTGTCAGGATCCTGAATTCAACACCATTATCTTTACAAAATTCTGATGCATACTTCCACTTAGCTTGGTTCAGAAGATAAGTTTTCATTTCATTGATATAAGTTTTAGTTTGTCTTTCAGGTACCTTTGGTTCTTGTGTTTGTCTGTATGGTTTGATTTCTATGATACACTTCTTTTCAACACCATTCTTATCTTTGTAAATGATATAACCATCTGGATAGTATCTATGAACCCTATTGTCTAGGGGTGAAACATATTTGATACTGAATTCTTCACTTGCATACTTGATAACATTTTCAGTTCTGTCACACCATTGAAGAAAATGTAATTCCCAAGAACTTCTGTATATGATATTGTTAGGATCACCAATATATTTTTCAGGATTTCTTGGATGAAATCTTCCCTGGTGAAACTTACTCATATGTCATATACATAGTTATAGTACTAGTATTATTTAGATGGCTGCTCCTGCACCTAGACCCATAAGAACTTCAGACTTGAAGTCAAAGGTGATGAATGTAGCACAGACTTCTATCTATCAGGTAAGTCTTCAACCACCCCCTGCGGTTCTGGGTTATCTAAGAGGTAGAGGTTTTGAATATAATATTAATGGTGAAAGTATGGAACTGATGTGTGAATCTACATCAATTCCTGGTTCTTCTTTTATGACCATTCAAAATAATTCACGCAGAGGTGTATCAGAAGACATGCCTTATATGAGGGCATATGATAACATTCAATTCACTTTTTATGTAAATTATAAGTATGATATTATTGAATTCTTTGAAGGTTGGATGGACTATATCAATGGTATAGATGAAGTTGATAATTACAATTCACCATATGCTTCTTATAGGATGAGGTATCCTGGTGGTACAGGTGAAGTAGGATCCACTGGATATAAAACAAACATATTCCTAACAAAGTTTGAAAGAAACATTGGAAGTCAAACAAGAGATAATAATCCTAACTACCAGTTGGATTATACTTTTGTTAATGCATTTCCTATCAGTACTATTCCAGCACCTATTGGTTATGCTGGTTCAGATGTATTGAAGTATAGTGTGAATATGAGTTACATTAGATACACAAGAAAAAGAACCAGGATTGGTGGATAAATAAAGACACTTGTGATATAATATTATGCCTTTACCTACAATCAATAATCCACTTTATGAGTTGGTATTACCATCCACAGGAAAGACAATCAAGTATAGACCTTTCCTGGTGAAGGAAGAGAAACTTCTAGTATTGGCATTAGAAACAGAAGACACCAAACAAATCACCACAGCAATCAAGAGTGTCTTGAAGAATTGTATTCATACCAGAGGTATTAAAGTAGAACAACTTCCTACCTTTGATATTGAATTTCTTTTTCTGAATATCAGAGCCAAGTCTGTGGGTGAAGTGATTGATCTTAATATTGTTGCACCTGATGATGGTGTGACTGAGATTGCAATCAGTATTGACCTGGATGATATCAAAGTTACAATTGATCCAGAACATAGTAAGAAGATCAAATTGAATGATGAACTGATGATTGAGATGAAGTATCCATCATTGGATGAATTCATTAAGAACAACTTTGACTTCAAGGAAAGTGATTTAGATATTGATAAGTCCTTCCAGTTGATTGCTTCTTGTATTGATAAGATCTACACAGAAGAAGAGGTGTGGAGTACTGCTGATGTAAGTAAGAAAGAAGTAATTGATTTCTTAGAACAGATGAATTCCAGTCAGTTCAAGGATATTGAGAAGTTCTTTTCCACTATGCCTAAGTTGTCACATACCTTGAGTGTGACTAATCCTAAGACTGGTGTGGAGAGTGATGTAGTTCTTGAAGGATTGAGTAGTTTTTTCGTGTAGCCCTGATCCATATGGATCTTGAG